CTAGGGAGTCTATTAGACTCATAATCAGAGTCTTTCCAGATATTTATCCGTTTGGATAGCACACCAGACGGGAGACAGCGTATTAAGGTCTTAGATAGGCTGCGCTTATCAGCCTCAGTCAGCAACACTAGAGACTTACAGGTATTGCACTGCTCTAGGTTCTGCTACCGTTCCGCTCAGCCGTTCGCGGGACCGAGCATCTGACCCTAGCTATAGCATAGGGAGTGCCAACCTAGCGCGTAAAATACTACCATATATTGCGTAGGTGGAAACTATATCCACTACATGTGGTGTGTGTTAAATTAAAACATGACAAATAATGGCAATAGTATGACAAAGTATGTCACCTGTAACTACTTCATAACAAAGGAGTTAAGTAAATTAGGTCAAATGCCTGTGACAATAAATGTCAGCCGCTCTAGGGTTACATATAGCTTATTATCAGACACAACTAAATCCTTTAGAATCAATGGGTTAGAGCGGCTAGTTAACATAATGCTTATTATCAGACCCGGCATGAAATATGCTTCGCACACTTTACAATATAAAGTATATTAATATAATACAAAATTTTAAGTGCTTTGTTTTCAATAGTATGGGGGGTATACGAATCCCTTCGTAGTTACATAAGTGTACTTCGTGTGCGGAGATTGCACTCATTTGTCAGGTATCATATGAAATTATACTATGGGTCCCATAAATAAGATACTATCACATAAAATACATGTAATTTAGAAATGGTCCCATCTAGTATATAAATTATGATAATTTCAAAAGTTGAAATTTTCAACTCAACCATATGAAATTCTTAAGTTTTTCGAGGTTTTAGGGGGTTGACAAACCTAACAATTTCGTGCATACTGAGCTTGCGGCCATCGGTCTATGTTTGACGGAGAATGGTAATGATTCTCAATGACGAAGAAATCAAAGAGAGAATTGAGTCTCCCTTAAATTTACTGAACAGGCTACGCTCTGCAATAACACCTCATAATAGTTCAACGCAGCAAAGTCCCTGTCTCCCACCTAAAAGCTCTGATATAAATGAAGACCTAGAAGATAAGATTGCTAATACTACCATGCGTAGTAAAGCAGTTGGAATTCTAAATGCTGCAATGGATGAATTAAAAGTTCGTATTCCTGAAGTCCAGAAACCAGAGAAGTTAGCCGCAATAGCGGCAGAAATGAGTAAAGTAATCAGTAACCAAGATAATAGAGGTCAGGGTGATAAACAACTATCACAAATCATTGTTTATGCACCACAAGTACAAAGTCTTGAAAATTATGAAATTATTGATGTTGGTGAGTAATGCCAGAACAGATAATTCCAAAGAAAGAATCAGTTCAACCAACTAGAAGCCTATTGTCTCGTTGGTTTGGTGAAGACCCTCTTACTCCAGAGATGCAACAAGGTATTGATATAGCTAGGAAAGAAATGCCAGATATGGCTCCAGTTAAGTCATATGGCTTTTTCAGCCGAATGTTATCTCCTAATGCTATGGGCTATGCTTCTCCTGGGAATAGTATTTATCTAAATCCTAGAATGAATGAGGGTCAGACTCCACAAGAAATTGCCGATACTTTAACACACGAGCAAGAGCATATTAAACAACAGAAATATAGTCCTACTATGGAACTACTTAAAAGAATGTTTATTCCTCAGGGACCATATGAACAAAGACCAGAGGAATTAGCAGCCTTTCAAGCCGAAAAAGACCGCAGATGGAGAATGAATAGGATGCAAACTGCATCTCCTAGTATTAGCGGCAGTTGGTATGTTCCACAAGATATTAATCTTCCAGCTCCTAAAAGAAATATTATGATACCAAAATGAGTAATAATGATGAGATGACTAGAGTCTCATTTTGGCTGTTATTCATTATAGGAATTGTAATTGGTCTTCGCTACTGTGCCCATGTCATATAGAGGATCAAATGTTAACTCGGCGCCAACTCCTAAGAATGTTTGGTGCAACTCCATTCATAGTAGGGGCGAAGCTAAATCCATTTATTAGTGTTGAACAAAAACAAAGAATTAGAGAAGTGGCATTTACTAGCGGCGAATGGAGACCAACCAAAAAGCAAGAAGCATTCTTATCTCTACCACTCTCTGTTAGAGAAGCTCTCTATGGTGGAGGAGCAGGAAGCGCAAAGACTGACGTACTATTGCTATACGGAATTTGTCATGGATGGCATAAGCATCCTGCTTTTAAGCAAGTATTTCTTAGAAGAACGTTTCCAGAATTAAGAAACGAAGTTATTCCTCGTTCTCGTCAAATTTATCCTAAGTTTGGTGCAACATTAAATAAATCTGACATGGCATGGACATTCCCAAGACCTGACCAATTTGGTTCTGGATACTCCAATGCTGGAGCAATGATTTTCCTAGGACAATGTGAAAATGAAGATGACGTTCATAAATATGACTCAATGGAGATTAATTTATTTACACCAGATGAGTTAACTAGTGAAACAGAGTTTATTTATTTATATATTGGATTCACCAGAGTTCGTACTAGTGACCCTCTACTACCAGCTATTGTCCGCGCAGCGGGAATGCCAGGTGGTCCTGGTCATACTTGGGTAAGAAAAAGATTTGTTGACCCTGCAATTCCAGGGACTATAATTAGAGGAAAGGGTAATAATCTTAGAATTTATGTTCATGCTACATTACAAGATAATCCTCATATTGACCCAGGTTATCGTCAATCGTTAGAAGCTCTTCCAGAAGCAGAGAAAAGAGCTAAATTATATGGAGATTGGAATGCTTATTCTGGTCAGGTATTTGACGAATTTAGAGAAAGACTTTATCCTGATGAGCCTCCAAATGCATTACATGTAATTCCAGAATTTCAAATCCCTGAATGGTGGCCAAGAATTGTTATTGGCGACTGGGGATTTACCGCTATGACTTATATTGCCTTTGCGGCAATCAGTCCTCAGCGAAGAGTTTACATTTATCGTGAACTATTCTGGACTAAAACTAAGATTGAAGAATGGGCACCATTTGCTAAAGAATTTATTGATGCAGAAAATCCAAGAGTTGTTAAGTTTTGTAAATCTGCTGGCAAAGAAGATGGTTCAGAGCATACTATTCAAGAACAAATTAGTAAGGCTATTGGACGACAAATTGAACTTACAAATAACTCAGCCGGTTCTCGTATCGCCGGTAAACAATTAATTCACGAATATCTTAGGTATAAGCCTAAAGAGGCTTTTCTTAAACAGAGAACACAACAATATAGCGAAGAACAGGCAATGTGGATTCTTCGCAATCGTGGAATAAAAGAATACAAGAGTTATCTAGATTCATTTGATGAACCTGAACCTGAAAACAATCTTCCTAGACTTCAGATATTTGACACATGTAGAGTATTGATTGAAGCAATTAAGGCTTGTTCTTATGATAAGAAAAAGATTGAGGACATTGCTGCATTTGATGGCGATGACCCAATTGACACTTTAAGATATTTAGTTGATACTGCTGAAAATTATCTTGAGGCTGCTGAAGGTGAATTTAAGATTATTCAGAAGCGTGAAGCACTGGTATCAAAACTTCGTGAAAATCAAGATTGGACTGCATTCTATCGTAATTCGAAAGTTCTTGAAGAAAATAAAAATAGACCAATTAGGCTATTTCACCGCCGCAGATTAGTCTCTTAGAGGAAAAAGAATGGAGAAAATTACACTTGGAGTCCCAACTACATTAGTTGCTGGAACAGTATATGCTCTTCCTTCGAAAAGAGTTTTTATTCATTCGAGTGCAGACGTTCAAGTATCTAATGATTCAACAACTGGATTTGTTACATTAGCTTCTTCAACTACAGGAGTTGAGACTGCTGCATTATTTGTTCAAACAGTTTCAACTACTGCTGCTGCGACTCTTGTTGCTAAAGGTTTCTAAGTGATTAAAGAACTATTATATAAATGGTTTAATCTAGAACCTCTTCCATGTCAGTCATGTGAAACCTTAAAGTTACAATTATCTATTGCTAATCATGAAAAAGAACAAATGTTAAGTACTATCTTATCACTTACTAAGCCTTCAATAGAGCAACAAACTGCTCAAGATATTGATTATGAAAAAGTAAAACCAAAAATGATAACTTGGAATGTAAGAAGGCAAATGCTAGAAGCCGAGGATAGGAAAGCTGCACAGCTTCTAGCAGACCAAAAAAGAAGAAACGAAGAAGCTAAAAAGATAAATGAGGATATTGGAAAGTTAGAGAAGGAAGTTGGTATTGAGGAGGGAGTAAAATCAGATGCTTAAGCCATCAGGTGGGTTTCTTAAGAGGATATTTAATCCACGTAATCAAACTGATAAACCAGCAAAGACTGGTGGAATATTTGGCAATATAGCTAGCGCATTTGGTAGAAAGAAATCATCTTCATCTTCATCCTCTGCCGTTCCCAGGAAGCCAATGGGAGGTGGGATGATGAAAAGTAATATGGGAAATAGAATGAGAGATAGAATGATGAATAGGATGAAAGGTAGAATGTCAGAGAGGGAGTACTGAGATGGTAGGTTCAGCCCAAGTTACTGCTGATATTGGCCCAGGTGGTTCAACTGGCACACATATACCATTTAGTAATATTACAAAGCTAGAACTTGATTTAGAACATGAAATTTGCCGTATTTATCATGGTAATTCAGTAATTACTGAAGTTAGCCTAGTTGGAATTACTGGAATTTCAACTACTATTGATGGGACAACTGGTTCAGCAGTAGCATTTGAGATTGATTGATATGCCAGCTAAATCTGCTAAGCAATATCGTTTCATGCAGATGGCTGCCCATAATCCTGAAAAAATGAATAGCAAAGGTCCATCTCCAGCCGTTGCTAGGGAATTTATCGCTAAAACGGCGGCAAAGAAACGTAAGGAGTTTGCTAGAAAGTAATAAAATGAAAGTTGATAAGAAAGTTCAAGATTTATTAAAGCAAGTCGCTAACCACTTTGACCAAGAAGATAGAGCTGTCCGTGAACGTCAATTGAGAGATTGGCGAAGGCTTAAATTACTCTGGGAGGGGTTTACTAGAGTTTGGTATAGCGAAGTTGCTCATGACTGGAGAATTTGGGACGAGAATATAGTCAATGACGATACTGACCAAGAATTCTATGATAAGCCTATCAACGTATTCAGAGCATACCTTGAAAGTATTATTGCTGCATTATCAATTACAGTCCCCGGTATTAAGTGTTATCCAGATGATGCTGATAATCCGTTAGATTTAATGACGGCTAAAGCAGGAGATAAGATATCTCTGCTTATTAAACGTCACAATAATGACCCACTTTTGTTCCTTCATGCTCTTTACATAGTTGCTACAGAAGGAATGGTAGCATGTTACTCTTATCCTAAAGAAGATAATGAATATGGCACTTATGAAGAAAATAAATATGAGGACGTTACTGAAGAAGCATATGTTTGTCCATTCTGTAAGGCTCGTTTAGCAGATGAGGTATTTACAGACCAGTTATTGGATGAGTATTCTCCTGATGATGAAGAATCTCCACTACATGATGCAATTATTAATCAGGGAATGAAACTCTGTCCTGAGTGTGCTTCAGTTCTTGACCCTGGACTACAAAAATCTCAACTAGTCGTATCTAGATTAGTTGGAACAACAACCAAACCAAAATCTAGAATCTGCTTGGAATGTTATGGTGGTCTTTATGTAAAAGTTCCTAATTATGCAATGAGACAGAAAGATATTCCATATTTAATTTTCTCTTATGAAACACACTATTCTAATGTTATAGCAAGATATAATGAACTAAGAAATTCACTTTCTCCGGGTGGGAAATCTGGATTAACCTCTGGTGGAATGTATGACCCATATGAACAATGGGCTAGATTAAGTCCACAATACCGTGGTGAGTATCCTATTAATAACGTCACGGTTCGTAATTGTTGGTTACGTCCTTCAGCATTTGAGATTCTTTCTGAGGAAGATACACAATTACTAAAAAAACATTATCCTGATGGGGCTAAGATTGTATTAATTAATGATTTGTATGCTGATAGCGAGAATGAGAGTCTTGATGATTGCTGGACAATCATGGAAGACCCAATGTCAGATTATATTCATAAGAGGCCAATGGGTTCATTATTGGTTAATGTCCAAGAAATTACAAGTGATATTATTAGTCTGGCATTGCAGACTATTGAACATGGTATCTCTCAAACATTTGCTGACCCTGCTGTTCTCAACTTCGACCAATATCGTCAAACAGAAGTATTACCTGGTGGTGTTTATCCAGCCGTTGCTAAAACTGGTAAAGCATTGGGAGAAGGATTCTTTGAGACTAGGACAGCAACTCTAAGTCAGGAAGTATTGCCATTTATGCAACAAATTCAAGCATTAGGTCAAATGGCAAGCGGCGCTTTACCATCATTGTTTGGTGGTCAACTAGAAGGTTCTAAAACTGCATCTGAGTATTCAATGAGCCGTGCTCAAGCTCTACAAAGATTGCAGAATACTTGGAAGATGATTACAATGTGGTGGAAGGATATTTATGGCAAAGCAATTCCAATGTATATAAAAGAATTGAAGGAAGATGAACGTTCAGTTGATTTAGATGAGAAGGGTAATTTTATAAATACATTCGTTAGAATTGCTGAACTGGAAGGTAAAATTGGTAGAGTTGAACTTGAGGCTAATGAAAATCTACCAATCACATGGTCACAGCGTAAAGATACTTATATGAAGTTGCTAGAAGCTCAGAATCCACAGATTCTGGCTGCCCTGACATCTCCTGAGAATATTAAGAATTTAGCAGAAGCTATTGGTCTTGATGATTTCAATATTCCTGGTCAGAATGATGTAGAAAAACAACAAGAGGAAATTAGATTGCTAATTAATTCTGAACCTATTGTTGAACCTCCATCTGAAGAACAAATGTTAATGGCAGTTAGCCAAGGTCAAGACCCTTCACAAGTACAGCCAACTGAATTGCCATCAGTAGAAGTTGATTATGATTTAGATAATCATCAAGTTGAGGCTGATATTTGTAGAACCTATCTAATTTCTCCTACTGGGCGATTGTTAAAAACTGAAAACCCAGAAGGATATAAAAACGTATTACTTCATATGAAAGCTCATCTTGAAGCCATTAAACAAAAGATGATGGAAGAGATGATGGCACAGTCTGGAATGCTTAATCCTGAAGCTGGTAATCCTAAACTAGCTGAGCAGCTACCCGGTAACAATCAACCGTTAGTGGAGAATGCAAATGTCGCTACAGAATCCTAATAATCCCACTCCTGGTGGTGATATTAGCTCAGCAGTCGAGGATAAGGCTCTTGATAAAGAGACTGTCATTGAACTTCTAGGCGAAGATGACAAAGAAACTGAAACTCTTGAATTAGAAGAAACTCCAAAGAAAGATAAGGGAGAAAAGCCTAAAGGAGATGAGGAAGAGGAAACTCCTAAAGGTGATAAAGAAGATAAAGAAGAAGAACTTACTTTAGAGGAAGAACTAGAGGAGGAACTTCAAGAACCAGATGAGGAAAAGCTAGAGCTACTTGAAGCTCCTAGAAGAAAAGAAATTCTTGCTAAGTATCCTAATCTATTCAAGGACTTCCCACAGCTTGAGAGGTCAATGTATCGTGAACAGAAATATTCTGAAATTCTGCCAACAATTAAAGATGCTGAAGTAGCTATTGAGAAATCTAACTTGCTAGATAATTATGAAAAAGAGATTATGAATGGTTCAACTGAATCACTTCTTACAACTGTTAAAGATAATGATAAAGAAGCGTTTGCTAGAGTTGTCGATAATTATCTTCCAACTCTGTATAAGGTTGACCAGCATTCATATTATCACACAATTGGTAATGTTATCAAACATACTATTGCATCAATGGTTAGAGATGGAAAAGAGCAAAGTAATGAGGAATTAGAAAGTGCGGCTGCTATTCTTAACCAGTATATCTTTGGCACCACACAATTTACACCTCCACAAAAGTTGTCAAAAGATGAAGTTAAAGATGAGCAATCTAAGGGAAAAGAAGAAGAGATTGTTCGTCGAGAAAAAGAATTCCTTGAAAGGCAGTTTACATCTGCTAGAGATGACCTAAGCACTAGAGTTGATAATATTCTAAAATCTAGTGTAGATAAGGCTATTGACCCTAATGATTCAATGACAGAGTATGTCAAGAGGAACGCTACACGCGAAGTTCTTGAGGGACTAGAAAATCTAATTTCAAAGGATGTCAGATTTCGAGCTATTTACGATAGACTTTGGGAAAAAGCCTTTGATGCTGATTTTGACAAAGAGTCTATGGACAGAATTAAATCTGCCTATTTGTCCAAGGCCAAGACTCTTTTACCATTACTCATTAAGAAATCACGAAATGAAGCATTAAAAGGACTTAATAGAAAATCAAGTGATGAAAAAGATAGAAAAGGACCACTACCTGTTGGCAAAACAAGGTCATCCACAACCCTCGCCGGTGGAAGAGCTGACAGTAGTAAATCTAAACAAATTCCAAAGGGAATGACTACTTTGGAATATTTGAACTCAGATGACTAGCGGCAGTTAGATATAACCATTAGTGGTTAGTCTACTGTCAAAGGCGAGGGAATAAATGGCTGTTGTTGAAGCACAGGTTACTGCACTTGAGCTTGAACGAGTCGTTCCTAAGATTCGGACTCTGTTCGAGAGGGATGATAAGTTCTTTGCTAATATTAAGAAGCGAGATGTAGAAAAGATTAGTAGCCGCCAGATGCGAGTTCCTATCGAACTACGTCCTGGTGGTTCATTTCAGTATTTCAATCCTGATGGTGGAGACCTTGGTCGTGGTGGTGGTCCTACCTTTGATAAGGCTGTTCTTACTAGCGTGTTTGTTAGTGAGAACATCGAATATACAAAGCTAGCACAGTGGTCAACTGACAGTGACCGTAAATCCATTACAAATGGGATTAGGAGACTAACTGCTACTGCACTAGATGAATTACGTCGCCAGCTAGATGCTCAGA